GTAGCGCCGGTAAAGGAATCGACGCTTTCCTGGACTTTTGAGATGCGAACGTTCACCGCATCCCGAAGACGTGCAACCGAAAGAGGTTTACGCATTAGAAAATTCCTTTCGACAACAGGATTCGTTTCTCAACCGACGTTTGCAGATCGGTGGCGTGGATGGCCTTGGAGCTTACCAGAGCCTCACGCAGAGCATTGCATCGTGCCGCCGTCGATTCGTACCACGGCATTCCAGAAGCGCAACTTTGAATGCTATCGACCCGGCGCAGCAAAGTCGCCAGCGCCCGGTCAAATGGATCTTTGCTCTTCGTTTTCATTATCGTCTCCGTGCGGCGATGATCGTATCCAGCGCCATACCCAGGACAACCAAATCGCCGTTCAATTCGCCGTCCCAACCTTCGTTTTCGTCGCTGAGTTCTTGACCGTTTTCGACCACGACATTGCAGCGGCGGGCGGCTTCCCGGATTTTGCGATCCGTTTCAGCGAAGAGTTCCTGATCCATGCGCCGTTGACCATTGGCGTCCCAACCGTACCATTGGTTGTGAAGGGTTTCGAGATTGGCACGCATCCGAGCGATCCAATCAACCTGCTTTGCCGACATGTTGGAAGGGGCGATCATGTTAGTTTACCCACTCTCCGTAGAAGGTGTAGCCAGGGCCAAGCGTGACCCGGCGAACGCCGTTCTTTAGGCGAACCAAGCACGACTTCTCGCCTTGATTCCTGCCGCCCGACTGGATGAACGCCAGCCAGAAGAAATCTCTTGCCTCGATCATGTTGTTGAATGGCTGCATGGTTTAAGATTACCACGAAGCCACCCAAAAGTCAATAGATGTATCAAAAAAATTCGACTGGAAGATTTTGCGATTCGGCGTACAGCGTTAGAAGTTTATGAAACGCTTGTTGCGGCGTTAGTTCGGAGCATTTGCCGATCTTGTAGATTCGTCCAGGAGCAAGATTGCGCCCGTGCCAATAACGCACGCCGTTCTCCACCTTCCATCCAGACAGAATACCGCCAGTCCACATTTTGAATTTCATTAGAAGACCTCCGGCATCTGCATTCCGGCAGCACGGCCACGGCGAGTGTAGAAAGCCTTGATGGGCGACATGGCAGCTTTGAAGTTTGCTTCGGTGGCTTCGGTCTTGCCCTGAAGCATCTCCATGAGCTTGTTCGCAGCGGCCACGGGAGCCTTCCAGTAGGCCCATCCGTCGCTGTGGGTGTCTACTTCCTCTTGAAGGCGGCGAGGAATTGTGCGGCCTTATTGAGCACGGGATGACCGGCGTAGCGTTGCTGTGCCAGCATGATGTCGTAATCGTTCATGTAGAGCATTGTCGTTATCCTTTGGATGGAACCGGATCGTGCCCGCAAGCATGGAAGGGGTTGCAGCGGGCGATGCGTTTGAGGGTCAACAAAGATCCACGAAGAACGCCATGACGCTGGATGGCCTCAATTCCGTATGCAGAACACGAAGGTTCGTATCGGCACATTTTAAGTTGGCGCATGGGCCAGAAAACGATCTGGTATGCCCGGATGCCGATGATGAAAATCTTCTTCACTGAATCCAGAATAGCATAGATGTACCTAATCTGTCAAGAGGGCAATTTTTTGCAGCTATAGCCTTTGTACGGTTTTTTCTGCTGCCCATTGGCGATCTTGATGAGGGCTTGTTTGTATAAACCATGCTGGCGGCAGTACGCAGAGAGGTTTATGATTTTTTCGGAAGAGCCATTCGGTTTAGTTAGAATCCAGGTTTTTGCTTTGCGTGCAGCCATAATCTTTTTTGAGTGTTCGCTGTGCAATTTTCCAATCCTAGCATAAGCGCATCCTGGTGGACGACCTGAAGCACAGATGTTGGTAAGGATGCCGCCCGGATCAATACCTTTTCTTCCGTATTTTCGGATAAGTTCCTCTTCATACAGGTACGCAGCGTCTTCTGTTAAGTTGTCGATCAAAATTGTTACTTGTGGCTCATATCCAGATTTTCGTAATGAAGCAATTTTGTTCCACTTTTTGAGATTTTTGGTTGTGGTTCGTGATTCAGTTAGATGAGAGTATGCACGAGTTCCATGCCCTTTTCCAATGTAGAACGGTAGTTCCGTTCGTGGATCGACGTAGGCGTAGACATAGTAGAACACAACAACTATATATGAACATCATGGCAAAATCAGAGCCTAATTTTTTCGGTAAGGACAGCTTCTATTGGTGGATGGGAGTTGTCGAAGACCGGCGAGACCCCAAAAAATTGGGACGCCTGAGAGTGCGTGTCTTAGGCGCTCACACCGAAAACAAACAACTGATCCCGACATGCGAACTTCATTGGGCGTATCCGTATCAGCCGCTCACCTGGAACCAAGCTATGAATGGCCTGGGACACTCACCTACCGGCCCCGCCGAAGGCACCTGGGTGTTTGGATTTTTCAAAGACAATCAAAGCTCACAAGAGCCGATCATTCTTGGCACCATCGCTGGTATTCCTGAAGAAGCTCCACAGCCATGCATCGGATTCTACGATCCTGGCAAGCCATTTCATAACACCGACACATTTCCACGTAAGATCAAGTCAAGATACTACCCGAATGATGGCACAGGCGCTCAAGTTGTAAACGAGACTTCGGCTTCTTTGTATCCAAGAGCTACGCATCCTTGGGGCTGTATCATCGGTGAGTCGGATGTAAATCGTCTCGCTCGTGCGGAAAACATCAGCGATACAGTCATTGGTGTCCAACAAAGACAACGTGATGATGGCCGTCCTGGACCTGAGTTTGGTGGCGTGCCGATTGCTTTCGTACATCCTACGCCGGGAAGAAAGTGGGTTGAACCGAAGTCCGCTTACAACGCTGTGTATCCGTTCAATCACGTCTATGAATCGGAATCCGGCCACATAATCGAGATTGACGATACTCCTGGTGCAGAACGTTTGCACATGGCACATCGCACGCTCACCAGAATTGAAATTGACCAGGAAGGAAACTTGGTCATCAAAATTGTTGGCAAGCGTTTTGAAGTTACGATGGAGAATTCGTTCTCTCACTATCAGAATAACCACAGCGTAACCGTCGATGGTGAATGCAACATCTACTGCCGCTCGAATGCAAACTTACAGGTTGATGGCGACTTGAATGTTCACGTTCAAGGAAATTATACGGAAAAGGTCAAAGGCGATTATCTTACAGACATTGGTGGAAGTAGGACAGTTAGGATCGCAGGTAGTGACGATCTGGAAGTTGGTGGAAGTCACACCATGAAAGCTGGCGGAAGTGAAACTCGCAATTCTGGCGGATCAATGACCGATGCTGCCGGTGGTTCTATTGTCCAATCGGCTGGCGGTTCGTTCTCCATGACGGGCGGCGGTACGCTTTCCGGCGATGCCCCGGCTGTGCATTGGAATTCCGGCGTCAGTTCGCACGCATCTCCGTCTGGACCATCAGCGCCAAGCATTCCACCGTTCCCGGCTTCGTTGGGCATGACGGAAACTCGTAGCGAAAGTTTCAGCGATCCGGTTCTGGAGCAAAAGCCAGACCCGACACCAACCATATGTCCGCAAAACGACTGTTAATGTTCATTGGTGATATGTTCGCCTGGATTCTCATCGGAATCTTCTTTGTGATTTGGTGGACGTTCCGGCGACTTGTTAAATAGGGGTATGCCACCTATTGTTCGCCTTGGTGACGTGAGCACCGGTCACGGCTGCTTTCCGTCCAGACCTAACGACTCCGCATCTCCAAACGTATTTGCAAATGGTATTCCGGTTCATCGTGTCGGAGACCATTGGGAGACTCACTGTTGCGGCCCCGCTTGCCACGATGGAGAAGAAGCTACTGGCTCTCCAAATGTCTTCGCAAACAACCTTCCTGTTGCTCGAATTGGCGACTCTGTGAACTGTGGAGATTTCGACGGCGAAGGTTCTCCAAACGTCTTTGCGAACGGCGGCTAGTATATCTCTTCCAAGTAATTGATGTCCTTAAGTTGACGCACTAAATAGGAGTGTGCCACAGAACATTTCTCACCGTTACAGTGACTTAAATCTTGCCTTTCTTCCAAATCCAGTGAAGAAAGACATCGGCATCTTATACGATTTCGATGCCGCCAAAGCCTCTGTCATGAATTTGGTCCTTACAAAGCACTACGAGCGGCCCTTTCATTCGGAGATAGGATGCAATGTGACGGCGATGTTGTTCGAGAACATTACGAGCATCACGGCCTTGAGCATTCAGAAGTCGATCACCGATGTGATTCAGAACTTTGAACCAAGGGCGCAGTTGCAAAGCGTAGAGGTAGAGGAAAATTACCAGGAAGACGGCTACAATGTGACGATCACGTTCTATGTCCTGAACATCACACAGGCGCAGACAATCACGTTCTTCCTCCAGAGATTGAGATAACATGACTACGATTCCAAATTCCAAACTGCTTGTTTCTTACCTTGACTTCGATACGATCAAGGTTTCTCTCCGGGACTACCTTCGTTCGCAGACACAGTTTCAGGACTACGACTTCGACGGCGCTGGCTTGTCCGTGCTTCTCGACATCCTGGCTTACAATACTCACTACAACGCCTTCTACATGAACATGATCGCCAACGAAATGTTCATAGATTCGGCCAACCTTCGATCCTCAGTAGTGTCGCTGGCAAAGATGGTGAACTACACTCCACGCTCAGTCACGTCCGCACAGGCGCAAGTGAGCATCGTGATTACACCGAATGATAGTGCGGCTTCGGCTGTCATTGAAGAGAATTCAACGTTTTCTTCCAACGTCGATGGCACAGTCTACACCTTCATTACTAATCAGGCGTATGGAGCCACGATTCAAAATGGCGTTTTCACATTTCCGAATGTCACGCTGCTGGAAGGTGTTCCGTACACTTACAGAATCACGGTTGACTCGACAGTTCCAAATCAAAGGTTCCTGTTGCCGAATCCAAATATCGACACCAGCCAGCTTGTAGTCCGGGTCCAGCAGTCACAGACTAATACAACGTTGACTAGCTTCTCTTTGGCCGACAATCTTCTTGAACTGACAGCAACCACGAATGCATATTTCTTGCAGGAAGTTGAGAACCAACAGTTTGAAATCAAGTTTGGTGATGGCGTTATTGGCAGCGCCCTGATTGATGGAAACATCGTCATTGTGGATTATGTCATTTCAGACGGTCCAGCGGCGAATGGTGCTTCGTCTTTCAGTCCCACAATCCCGTTGGCTGGCTATCCGGCGAACCTCACAGCAGTTACCACTTTAGTGAGTGCGGCTGGTGGTCTGGTTGCCGAAACTACGGACGAGATTCGTTTCTCCGCTCCGAAAAATTTTGAGACACAAAAGAGAGCAGTCACAGCGGCGGATTACGTCTTGCAAGTCACAGAGCAATACTCGAATGCAGATTCAGTAACGGTATGGGGCGGCGAAGACAATGTTCCACCGCAGTATGGAAAGGTCTTCATTTCGATCAAGCCGGTGGATGGCTTCGTCATCACAGAAGAAGCAAAGTCTTTGGTGCTTGGAAACTTGATCCGACCAATCAACATCGTGTCGGTCATCCCGGAGTTCATCGACCCCGACTATACTTTCATTAACGTCAACTGCACGGTGAAATACTTACCGGCGAATACTTTCAAGACCGAAGGCGACATCAAGAGTGCTGCATACAACGCCATTGTGAACTACGCTGCCTTGAATCTGGATAAGTTCGATTTGGAGTTCCGTTATTCCAAACTCTTGTCGGCAATTGATGGCAGCGACGTGAGTATCACCAATAACTTGACAACGATACAGATCAAGAAAATTTTTGCGCCGACGTTGAATGTGATTACGAACTATACTCTGAATTACTACAACCCGGTTGTCCCTGGAACACTTACTTCAACCAACTTCATTGTGGTGCAAGATCCTAAGTTGCTGCTGCCGTATGTGAATGGAAACACCTATTCTTTCAAAGATGACGGCAACGGAAACATTCAGTTGATTCAACAAGGCATTGGCACACCTAATGCCGTCGTGCGTGCGTCCTGCGGTACAGTCAATTACCTGACGGGCGCAATCACAATTCAGGAGTTCATTCCGTATTCCGCCGATGTAAATGGCAACGTGACTATTACTATGACTCCACAGCAGAACGATATCATCCCGGTTCGGAACAACATCTTGTTCATCAAACCGGCAGACGTTTCAGTTACGGTTTTGGCTAATGCATAAGGGGTAAGGAAGGATGCCGACGATTCCGAAAGTACCAAGAACAATCTCGCAGATTATTCCATCTCAACTTCCTGACTTTGTTCAGGATGATTACCCGATGTTTGTGGCGTTTCTGAAAGCCTATTATGAATGGCTGGAAACGTTTGGAACACAGGTATGGACGGGGAAAGTTATTGGCACTTCTGTAAACACTGTCACACTTACCGATGCGACACAAATAGCAGCGCAAGCCGCCGTCGCCAAGGCATCAGCACCGATCTCGACCTCAGTCAATCAAGTTGCAACTTATCTGAATGCTTATCAGAACATGTTCATCGTGTGTCTGAACGGCCCCGCCAAAGGTCACACTCACAAAATCGCAGCATACGATCCTACGACTTGGACCGTTACTTTGGTAGACACCTTCGATCCAAATAACATCCCGCCGCCTAACACCTTGATGGAGATCCGAGATTCGTACAGTCCTGAAAAGCTGATCGAATACAGAGACATCGACTACACGCTAGATCGGTTCATCCAATACTTCCGTGATGAGTTCATGTACTTGATCCCTGGTAACATCCTGGCGAATCCACGGGAAATTCTCAAGCACATCAAAGAGTTCTACCAAGCCAAGGGAACTGAAAATTCGTTCCGCTTCATCTTCCGTTGCCTTTTCGGTGAAGAGATTGAGTTCTACTACCCGAAGGTCGATTTGCTCCGTGCCTCAGACGCTATTTGGTCCGTCCAGAACGTGATGAAGATGACGACAACTGGCCTGACATTCGACTACTTGAATCGAGTGCTGACCGGCGTAGCATCCGGCGCAACCGCCAGCGTGGAATCGGTCACTCAGCAAGTGATTCCACAAGGCACGATTTCGACGCTGACTCTTTCCAATATCAATGGACAGTTTCAGATGGACCCGGCCACAGGCTTACCAGAGCAAGTGAAAATTTCGTACAATGTTCCACCACCGCCGCAGACAGATTTAGGTTCTGTAATGGACTTGTTGGAACCGTACACACAGCTTCGCTACGAATCGACGTACCAGCTTTTACAGCAGCTTTTGATCTCTGAACCTGGAGACAACTATCAAGTCGGAGAGACGATTACCATTAGCGGTGGTGGAGAACTTACACCAGCTACGGCGATAATCACATCCATCTTCCAGACTTATTACACAGGCAGTTGCAGCATTCCACCATCTGTGTACTACCTTGAGCCTTACTTCGGACCAGCAACGGCCCCGATCAATACAGACGGCAACCCAAT